CATAGAAAACAATATTGTTTTTTGGCACGAGGATGATGAAGAGGAAGAGGGGAACGAGTGATACACTTACACGTTTTAGAAATAGAAAAAAATATAGATGATGGAACACGAGGATTTTCTTTAAAAGAATTTAGAGAATTTAGAGAACAAGTTGAAAATTATTTAGACAGTAAAGAAAACGATATAATAGATGAAGAGGGGGAGGAGGAGTAATGAGCAAAGAAAAAACATGGCAGTGGGATAGGACTAGGATAATATTAAAGAACCCAAATGATGAAGATGTTGTTTTAACAAGTGAAGATTTAAATGATGAAACTATGAACTGTATTTTTTCAGACATTGAGGAGTATGTTCACAAAGAAGGAGGGAAATTAGAATGAATATTGAAGTTACAAAGGAAGATATAAAAAAGGGAGTACCCTTAGATTGTGATAATTGCGCAATATCTCAATCATTAAAGAGATATTTTAAAACTAATAATGTTTCAACAGAACTTGACGGAGGCGATGTTGTATTGACGGTTGAAAATAAAAAATATTCAGTTGGATATCAATATGAAAGTGATGTTGTAGATTTTATGCATGATTTTGATCAAGTTGACGGGTGGTCAAAAGTAGAACCTATAGAATTTGAATTAGAAGAAATAAAGGAGATAGAATGAACGATCAAACAAGACATGGAATTGACGGAGTAATTTCAGAGAACCATGCAAAAAAACATCAAGCAGATACTAGAAAAAAGTTTGAAAAATGGTTGGAGGAGTGTCCAGTGATGTATGCAAACAACAATATACCAAACGAAAACGACCCGGATATTGTTTCTTATAAATTTAATTTAACCAAAAGGAGATAGATATGTCGACAAGAAGTAATGTTGCGGTGGTAGATCCCGCAGATAATAAAGTAAAAGTGATCTATGTTCACGGGGACGGATACCCTGACGGAGTGGGGAATTGTCTTTTAAAACATTATAACAATTTTAAAAAGGCAGATGAACTAGTAAATAAGGGGAGCGCTTCATACCTCGATGAAACTTTAGAGGGTTGTGAATTTTACGAAACGGAGGAAGACAGTTTTGTAAAACATAATAATGAATATTGTTTTATGAACAGTATGAGGGGGGATTTTATGATTGAATACATTTACATGTTTAGAAATAATGAGTGGGTTGTGTCCACGATGAAATCTATAAAACAAAAACCAAAAGACGGTTACGATAATTTTATCACTTACTGGACTAAATTTATTCCTATAAAAAAACATAAGGAATACACAGCGCCTAAGGAACTAAAACACGGGGAGGTAAAAATGGTTGCTAATTTAAAAAAAATGTTAAGTGATAAATTTGGAGAGGATAATATTATTTCTCAAGGGAGGAAGATTAAGAAATTGAATTAAATAAAATTGGCCTAGTCGAGGGGGTCCGGTATATATCCTTAATACCTATAAATGTTCGATTACCGCTTTTGATTTGTACTCGTTGTGGAGTGGATAATTGTAAGCAAACATTTAACCTCGACTAAATTTTTTGTATTTTTACTATAACACTATTTGGAATAATTGTAGTATTTCCTATCTCTTCGATTTCACCTTTTTCACTAGCGGAATAATCACCAAAAATTCTAGTAATTCCTTTTGCTTGAGAAAGTAAATGCCCCTTAGTTACGCAGTTTGCAAGTTTTAATTTTAAAAGTTGATCAATAGATTGCCAGGAGCTATCAGATAAAATATCAAGCCAGGTTACAGAGACCATAGGATATCTTTCTTGCCAATTCTTAGCTTTTTTATTTATTGTTATTTTTCGTTTTGACATTTACTTTTCCTACACTTGTTTTTAAATGTTGGTTATGCTTTTCATTAAAAACTTTTACCCAATCACTAAAACTATTATTTTTCAATCTCTTTAATTTCGGTTGCTTGTGCTTCGATTGTTTTAGCATTGTATCCGTCTATTTTAGTTGATAATTCTTTTAACTTATTTTCTAATTCGTCACGGCTCATTCCCTCGAGACCTGATACAGTAACCTCTCTTTTATCGACATACATGCCCGCTAACTGTCCGGACCTATACTCAGCCTGAACAGATACATTAAATTGTTTATTTTTTTCCGCCTCTTTTGAAAGTTTATCTAATCTTCTAAATCTTTTTAATTTATCCTTAGAAAATTTATTTACTTCTTCTTCATATTTTTTATCTAAATATTTTGCAATGTGGGGATTTAATCTTCTATTTAATAATCTTGAGGCTATAGCGGAATAATCGGTCGGGTTTTTACATTCATATTTTGCTTGTTTGCAAGCCTCGGCATAAGTCATCTCACCCCAATTCGCAACAAGGATATCAACAAACATTCTTTGTTTTGGTGTGAGATCTTTTTCAGATCTTTCAATCTTTTTTATCTGGGCCATATTTATACTATATAGATTATTTCATCACATTGAAACAAGTCAAAAAAAATTAAAGCGGTATCTCTTTATGCAATATTAGTGATATGGTGTCCCTGAGGGACACCATAGGGACACCATAGGGACACCACAAAAACATACTTAAGTTATTGATATATAATAATAATTTGCTTAGAGGGACACCAGGGACACCTCTTTTACCCCCTGGGCATTTTTTTTTGTTCAGGGGTCTAGATAATCTATATAGTATAATTTTCCGGGGCCTGGGGAGGACAAACAAAAAAGAAAATTCCGGGCCTTGGGGAGGATATTCTTATCCATTAAAGGCCCATAAAAGGCCATACAACGGCCTCGGGGCCTGGGGAGGATAAAACGTATTAAAAAAAATTCCGGGCCTTGGGGAGGATATTAGTTGATTAAACCAAACCTTATGTTAAAGTTTAGTTAATAGTGTTTATCATTATTGCTCTCTTAGGTTAGGGGGTCTTAAATTAAGGTTTTTGTTTTTTCACCCTTTTTAAGGCCCTCAATACTTTTAATTTCTTTTAAAATTTTTCTCCGTTGGCCCTTGTCCGTGCAAGATCGATATTCTCTATATAACCATCTGTATCTAAGCCATTTCAATTGAACTTTAGTATACTTAATTGTCTTATTTGATATCAATTCGTTAAATTTTTGGCGTACTATCTCAGGATCGAAGTTGCCTGACCAACAAATTTCATCGAATATTTTAGATTTATTAGTAAACCAATCGTAACTATCTTGTTTAGCGTAAGCGTCTTGTTTATGCTGGCCCATGCTCAAAGCGTCTTCAAAAGCTTGTAGTATTACCGCTTGAAATAATCGTTCTTCCGGTAGCCGGTTTTCTCTAATCAATTCCATAGAGAAATTAATGCCCAAAATTTTTAACAAGCTCAGCGAATAAGTCACGATAATGTTTCAATACCTTCGGTTCATTAACGACATGTATTGCAAAATTATAATCGTCTAGGGTCATCTCAATGAATTCCGAGCGCTCTTCACCCGTTAATCCTTTGCAGATCTCCATTTTTTCTTCAACGATACTATTCAAATCTTCCATAGTTTACATGCGGAGAGGGAAAAGATATGGAATGAATTCTCCGCATGTAATTTTTCCACTGATCGTAGAAAACTGTAAACACGTTTATCGTACCCATACACCTTAACCTCTCAAAATTTAAGTTAATTAAAGTTTTTCGTGATTAGTGAATATAAAGTGTTTAACCCCACTTTTTCATATAGGTGACAGGAATACGATTATTTATTTTTATATTGATTTGAAATTTAATGCAAGTGTTAATCGAGCGGGTCCAGGCTACCGGACACCGCTCGACATGGCCATTATTTACCTTTTAAGAGCTTTCGCCCGTGTGATAGTAAATTCTCTTTTGTTTTTTCATAACTAATATTTTCTTTTTTAGCTATCTTCTTCACTTCATCATCTGTAATTTTAGCGATCATTGAAGCGGGTTTCCTAAAGCCGTGACTACCCATTGCCCTCAACAGGCAATAAGTATCAATGTCAACGGCACAGGATTTCCATTTGTTTATGTCCATTTGTTTCTCTTTCTATTTGTCGTTAATTTCTTCCTCTTGGTACTCTCTGTCGACAAAATATCTAATGAAATTTATTTTATTAGACATATTACCGTTATAGATTTTATCAAACACTCTAATAAAATCTTCAGTATTTGTACCCCGTAATAACAACGCAGACTTACTTTTTAATGCAGTTTTAAAACGTTCCCATTTAAATCTAGGGTGTTCACTACATACAGCAAAAGCAGTAATAAATGAACGAGTTAATTTAATGCCAAAATTATTTTTCATAAACATTAAACTCCCTCCTAAATCATTACATCTTTGTAAGTGAGTAATTTTAAACTTACCTTGTTTAAAATCGTTTCTGGTTTCTCTCCACATTGAGTATCCGCCCGCTAATATAAATATTGCACACTCTAAAGGGAGCGAATATTGTTTAGTCATAGCTCGAACTATTTGGTAATCTTTTTTACCGTTCTCAATATGAAAATCTAAGTAACCCTTCATAGACCAATTTTTTCTATTGGCATTCATAATTGCTACATCTAATTCATTTTCAAATGCACCTCTTATGTATTTAATAGGTTTACCTAATTCCTTACGAGCTTGTAGAGTATGTTGCCCATCTACAACCTCGTCATGTTCGTTGATAAAAATAGGAAGATCAAGATCTCTTTTCTTAATTTCTTTTTTCAATCTAGCAACGTGGCCTTTGTCGATTTCACGATTACCTTTTACGGTTTTAAACATATCGTAATCTTTAGTAACGTGTATTACATTATCTTCGTTTTGTTTTTTACTTATTTTAGACATTCATTCTCCATATCTATGTTAGTTTTTGCATCAATTTCACTTTGGATCAAATCTTGAGCAGTCCAATCGTTTAACGGATAGACAGCTTGCTCATCTAGTACCAGTGGAATTTTTACAAGTTTGGTTGATTGTTGGTTAAAATGAAGATCAGACCGTTCCATTGGCTGACCATCAATTGTTAAAGATCGAGTTTCTGAAAGTACTTCATCCATCGCAGAAACCCATTCATTAAAAGGTTCTGAATTTGCTTTAGGCATTAATTCCTCCTCTTTTAAATTTGTTGACTATTTTTTTATTCATAAACGTGTTAACCTTTTTATTGTTTGTTTTTTTCATGTTAAGATATATAAACATTTAAATGGGATATGCAAGTAAATAATAGTATAAGATAATATAGGATATTATGACAAAATTTATATTAGTAATGTATATGTGTAGTATGATAACTGGTAAATGTCCGGATCATCATAT